GGGAACACGAATTCATAACGCAGCTTGTTGCCGTTGGAATCCGAAGGGCTCACGACAGGCTTGCGGCCGGCGGCGGTGTCAGACAGGTAGGTAGGCATTTGGAAATCTCCAAGAGAGGAAAGAGGGTGTTAAATGACGCCGGTGGTTAGCCCGGCGCCTGGGTCAATCCCTGGGATTAGCCGGGATCGGAAACAGCGGTATCGGCTGCGATCACGCCGAAGTCGCGGCTCACGCCGTCGATCGTGAAGCTGGTTTTCTTCATGCCGAAGATCGAGCCGGTGGTGATAACCACTTGGTTGCCGCGATCTTCCTGCTCTTCATGCCAGTCATAGCGCAGGCCCGAACCGGCCGAACCGAAGGCCACGACAGCGGCTTGACGGCCCAGGAACAGCGCGCGCGCTGCGCCGACGTTGCTGCCCGCGCCAAAGTCGTTGAAGCGAATCACCGACTTGTGCTTGTGGATCAGCACGTTGTTGTGCATGCCTTCGGTGCCCTTGAAAATCGGGCTCGAGCGGCCTTCTGCTGCAGCTGCGGCCTTCTGCAGATCCAGCCAGCCGCCGGTACCGACGTCAGTGCGCAGATCGAAGATTTGCCACGGGTGCGCCACAATGACGTGGTGCTCTTCGCCGTCGATCGAGATAGGCTCAATCGCTGGGATGCCTTCAACGCCGCCGCCCATCGTGGAAGCACGGGCCTGCAGGCGATCGATCATCTTCAGCGAGAACTTGTCCGATGCGGTCAGCGTTGCCTTGCTGGTTGCTGCGCCGGCATACATGCGGTGCATGGAATCCGGAGCGACGAGCGGGTTCTGCGCGCGGCCGGTGAAGTTCGGGCCGTAGGTGAAATCCGCATTGATGCCGCGAGCGCCAGCCAGATACATGAAGAACAGCTCGTCGAAGATCCGCGCCCACCATTCCGATTGCCGTGCACGGGCGATCGTGCGCAAGTTGTGCAGCGTCCTCTTGCGGCTCATCTTGCCGCCCGTGTTGACGCCGCCGCGCGCTTGGTCGATCGATACGCTGTCGGTGAAGAATTTCAAATCTTCTTCTTTACCGCGCAGGATGTTGTCACCTTCGACCGGCTCCATGCGCAGCTGCATAACGAGGTCATAGGTGATGGTGTCGCCGCTGTCGTTTTCCAGATTTTCGAGGATCTGGATAGGCGCTTGCGAAGCGACGCCCACGCCCATGAACTTCTTTGAGAAATACGATTTGCGGCCTACGTCCACGGCCAGGAATGCACCGAATTTTTTGACCGACTTGGGATCATTGACGCCGATTATTGTCTGACTCACAATATTGCTCCTTAAAAAGTCACTTTTAAGAAGCACTCCAGCGCTTCAAACTTGGGGAAAATCCCCGCCTATTTCGGCTTACGGCAGGCCCACCCTTTGTGATGTGTCTGCGTAAACCAGCCATTCGCAATCTTGTTCATGATTGGGTAGTTCAATCCCCTCTCATGGCAAAACTGCTTCAGGTTCTTGATCGTGGTTTCTGTGCCATCCGGCGCAGTCACGATGTATTCCTTTTCTGCGCTTGCTAGTTGGGCCGCTCGCGTATGCGGGGCGATCACTTGCCCCTTATTCACCAGCGACATCTTCAAGCTAAACGCTTCACCTCTTTTCCTGCCGCGTATCGCATCGCCCTGCTTCTTGCGCGATTCCTCGCTACGCTTCTTGCCCAGCTGCGCCGCCCTCATGTTCCCGCGCATTTCTGGCGTGATCCATTCCGACTTCATGCCGCCGGAGCCGCCTTCTGCCGTGTTCATCAGGTGTGCCCCAATGCCTCGATAGAACGCGATCCAGTAACACTCCCGCTGCTTCCAATGTTCTTGCCCCACTTCTTCGAGCATGACCATCAGCGGCTTCTTACCCTGTTTCAGCAGACCCTTTATCCAGCTCGTTCGCCTGCATCTGATTTCCAAGGCCGACTTGTGAAGGTGATTTCTCAACCTTGCCTTCATGTCGTCGGCCTTGCCGATGTAGTGAACTTCCCTAGATTCAGGGTCTATAAGCGCGTAGATGAAGGTATGTGTTTTCATCCCTCCATCCTATCCGCTTCACTCCAACTATGGTTTGCGGTGTAGCAACTACGGGATAATCCCGTTTCGCGCCTGGGCGGCGCCGCTCGGTACGGCAGCGGGTTGGCTCGGGCGCTTAATTTCTACATCGGCGGGCGCTGTGACGCGCAGCTGTGCGACCTTCCCCGTTTTTTCCGTCAGCCTGACAACGAACCGGCCATTGTCGAAGCTGATTTCTTGGCCGGCGCGTAGTTCGACAGATAGAGAGCGGGCGTCAGTCATGCTTAGCTCGCAAGGTATCGTTCGGCGTCGGCTTCGGAGAGGCGTGCAAGCGCGCGTTCGCGCTCAATGCCCACAAGGTTGTCGATGTAGGCGAATTCGCCGCCATCGCCGTCGGATTCGATCGCTGCGGCCGGCGCGTGTGCTAGCGTCGGTGGGATCTGAGATAAATCCGGTGCTCTGTTCTTCGACGTTGCAGCAGGCTTAGTTGGAGGTTTGGTCTGCGCCGCAGACGATTCCTTTGATTGCCCCTGCTCAACGTCGGGCCGATTGTATTGCAACTTGGTCAGTCTGTGTGCTTCTTTTAAGAACCAATTTGCAGGCTGTGTTGCATTGTCCGGATCTTCGGCCAGCTGCTTAACCCATCGATCCCAGGAGGCGTTCATTTTCGGGTCGGCGTCGTAGTCGATGCCGTCGGCCTTGGCGATCGCTTTGAGGGTGTTGACGTCGTGATTCCAGGCGTTCAGCGCGATCTGCTCGTTGGTCTGCACGGCGTTGGTGTGCGCCGATTGCTGGCCGCTCAAGCTCATGAGCTCGGTGAGCGTCTTGCGGTCGATCGCCGCCATTTCGGTGTCGGACAGCTCGCCGGCCAGCAGCTTAGCGTTGGCGTCGGCCCGCTCGGCGTGCAGGGCGTTGACGCGCTCGTCGTAGTTCTCGACCGGCGGCGGAACCGGCACATAGGCCGGCTCGGCGAACGTGGCTTGCGCCGCGGTGTCGGCCTGGGCGGCTTGTTGCTGGGCCAGCTGGGCAGCGGCATCGGCGACAGCTTGCTGCTCGGCGGTGAGCCGGGCGGCTTCGTCGTCGCCCTCTTCGTCCTCGTCGTCGTCCTCGTTGGTGAGGTCGTTGCCGTCGCCCGTGCCTTCGTTCTTCGGCTCGGGGAGGTCATCCTTGGTGATCGTGCGGCCTTCCTTGTCGCCGTTGTTGGCCAGTTCGTTAATCACGGTGAGCTCGTCGCTGGCTTCATCGCCGACGCCGCCGCCCAGGATGGCGGCTTGCTCCTGGGGTGACAGCAGCGCAAGGGCTTGGCGCAGATCGGCGGCTTCGTCGGATGCGGATTGCGTGGTATCGAGTGGTGGCATTTTTATTCTCCCTGGGTGGATTGTTGTGGCGGCAGGTTGTCGGCCGTCGTGGGTGTTTCAATGCCGGCTTGCGCGCCATCTGCTTGCTGCAGCTCGGGCGCAACGGGCATGCCTTGCGGGGGTGCAGCTGCTTCGGCGACAGCTGCGGGATCCTGCGGCGCGGCCTGGGCCGGCTGCGGGATATTCGGGTCTTCGCCGTTCTGATCCTTCCAGCCGGCGCCGGACATGATGGCGTCGGCGACAGGCGCAAGGCCCGGGTTGGCAGCGACAGCGCCGCCGGCCTGAATCGCTTGGTAGGCAGCTGCGGTGCCGTCTTTCAGCGCTCCCATGCGGATCTTGTTGACGTTCTCGGTCAGCTGGGCCACTTCGGCGCGCAGTTTCGCCAGCTCGGCCTGGGCGATATCCGTCTGCAGCTGCTCGGCATCGGCCTGCTTTTGCTGTGCGGCCTGCATCGCGGCTTGCTCTTCCGGCGTCGGCTTCCTGCTCGGGTCGGCCTGACCGTTGATCTTGCGGATCCGGTTGACGAGCTCTTCTTTATTGGGTACGTCAGCGAAATCGAACACCATATCGAGCATCTGAATGGCGATTTCAGGCGGCAGCTTCGACGTGAAATCAAGCATCTGCTCGAACATCGCTTCCCGGGCGCTGGCTTTAAAATCCTGCTCGTCGATGATGTAATCCGCGCGGGATTTGGCCAGATCGTTGACGTATTCGCCCAGGTCGGCGTCGAACTCGTTGATCTTGAGCCATTCGATCGGCTTCTTTTCGCCGACGATCCGAACAACCTTGCGGGCCGTGTAGAACTGCTCTATCAGCGACAGGCGGTTTTCGTTGTGGATCTGCAGGCACAGCAGGCGATTGTCGAACAAGGGCGTATTCACGACGGAGCCTTGATCCTGCAACTTGCCGATGGCCTTGCCTGAGAGGCTTTCGTCCTGGCCGACGTTCTGCCATGCGCCGCTGACGTCCAGAATAGATTGCTTGTTGCGATCCATCAGCGTCAAATGCTCTTCCGCCAGCTGCTTGTCGGTCGCGATCTCGAACCGGCGCTTGGCCTTGACGATCAGGATGGCGTCGGGGCGAGCGGCCTCGGCGCGGGTTTCCTCGACGTCCTCAACGGCATCCTCTTCCATGATGATCCTGTTGGTGGAGAGGATATAAAGCGCCTTCGATGCCCGCTTGTTGAAATCTTCCTGGGGGTCGCGCACGTTGCGAATGACGCCATACGGGGCGTTATCCCGTGCCCGGCGATAGCACCACATCGGCGTGAAGGGGAACCGATTGTGCTTGTACGGGCTGCGGGCTTCGTACAGGATCCGGCTTTCCGTCAGCAGCGCGACGCGCATCTGCATCCGAACGTGGGAATACATGCCGCACTCGCCGGCCTTGATGGCCTCGACGTGCTCGGGGTTGGCTGGGTCGAAGTCCTTGCCGTCGAACCGGCCGCCGCCGCGCAGGATCTTGACGCGCTCGGGCATGCGGTACCAGCACTCGATAAAGCGGATCCGCGAACGGCGCATGTTGACCGTCGTGGTGGCCGACATAGGCGAGCTGGCCCGGCGGGTCGGCGTACCGTAGTCGCCATCGAGCTCGCCGTTGGTGCGGGTGCCCAGGTAGAAGTCGGCGCCATCGTCAGCGGCCAGCTGCTCGGCGTCGATCGCTTCGGCGCGCAGCTCCATTTCATACTCGGGGCACAGCGCGATCGCGTAATCCAGATCAATGTCCTTCTTCCGGAAAACGTAGCGCGCATCCTCGTTGATATCCAGCTCAGTGGATTGGCTGTCATAGAGAATGTTGCGCCAGTTCTCGCGGCGGGTGTAGAGCAGTTCCCTGTCCGGATCGGTGGAAATGCCGTCCTCGATCCAGCCCACGCCGGCCTTGCACATATCGGCGAACACGGCGCTGCGCACGAACGGCAGGCGGTTGACGTCCGACAGGTATTTGAGCAGCTTGGATTTGACTTCGGCGCTTTCCTCGTCGTCCTCTTCCCTGGGCAGCACCTTGCCGTCGGTGCGGGTGCGGCGCTCCGTGCCTAACAGCCAGTTGATTGCGGGTTGGACGTGGTTATAGACGAGCGGTGCCTGCCCACGCTCGCGCAGCGCCTCGATATCTTCCTCAGACCATTGCAGGCCATCAAAAAAGTCCTCGTCGATCGCCTGTTGGTACCGGTTGAAGCTCTGCAGCTCGCGCTCGGTGTTGTACCAATCCATGATCTTGCCGTGCAGCGTTTTCATTTCCGGCAGCTCGCTGCGCTTGACCGGCTTTCGCTCCTTGGCCGGGCGGGTCTTGCTGCCCATGCGGGCCGGATCGTCCAGCGCCCGGGTGGCGCGCACGTTCTCGATGATGCCGGTGTCGGCAACCTGGGCAGCTGGCGCGGGCTGCTCGTCCTGGGTCTGCTCGGGCAGGTAGCCGTGTGCGGCCCGCTTGGCCAGTTGAACCGGCCGCTTCATACCAGCCTCTCGAGAATGGTGCGGCCGTCCAGCTTCAAGGTCAGTTCATGCTTGCCCTGGCTGATCGATTCGCGGCGCTCGAGCTCGGCCGGCGGCGGCGGCATCTTAATCAGATCCGGCAGGCCTTCGAGAATCACGGTCATGACGTTGAAGATCGCGAACTTGTCGTTGCGATCCCAGCCCATCGCGGCGCAGGCCTCGCGGGCGTGGTCGAACAGCGTGCGGCTCGGATTGCCATTGCTGTCGGCGTAGTGGAAAGCGTCTTTCAGCTCGATCAAGTAAGCGCCCAGGCGCGTCTTGCTGCGGCCGTCCACGTCCTTGAACAGAATCATGACCGGCTCGCCGTCGCGCCATGTGTACTCGGACACAATGCCTTTGCTGACGTGGCGCAGCACGGTGAACTCCCCGCCTAACATGACCATCGGCTTGCCGCTGATATCCAGCAGCTCCGTGGCCGTCATATTTTTGTAACTCATTGCCCCAACTCCCCTTTGATTAAGAAACTTTCCAGCTGCGTTTCGCCGGCTCTTTCGGCCGGTCGTTTGTTTTCGGTACCGCGATCGATTTGGTTTGCCCCCACTGGCGGAATGAATCGCTGCCGTTCGATGCCCAGTTGTGGAGCGGTTTGGTGAAGGCGTCGCGCTGCTTGTCGTATTTCCGGACGTAGTTATCGAGCGCCTTGATGCCGTCGGCGCAGGCCTCGGCGTCGATGTAGCAGGACGTCATGCGCGCGGCGGTCAGCTCGATGCCGTTGTCCACGTCTTTTACGCGCGGCACGATCACGCAATTTTTGAGGCCCAGCTTTTCCAGCATGTCTTTCCGGGTATAGGCTTCCTCGTCGTCGCCCTGGATCCGCGCATTGGCGTCGTGCGGCAGGAAGTGCGTTCCCCAGGTGTAGCCAAGCTCCTGCAGGTAATCGACGAAGTGCTTGAGGCCTTTGCCGGCCTTTTCGTAGTAGCCAATGAAGCAATCGGCCGCGCCGTTCTTCTGATGGAGCCAGATGGTTGTCTCGTTGTTCGTGCTGACGCCGAAATCCCAAAAGGTATGTACGGGCAGATCGCTCTGCCAAGGCACGGTCGTGATGCGGTTGTGCTTGCGCAGCCAAACCATTTCGGCCCCGTAGATGGCGCCTTTGATGTGCGACTTGAAGGCCTCTTCCGGATACGAAGGTTCCTCTCTGTGCATATCCCCTTTGAGGATCCCGGCGGTCTTGACGTACCAAGCCTTTTGCCACGCATCGAGCGGCGGAACGCCGTGTTTCGTTTCCAGCTCGTCGAAATAGAGCTGGAAATTTGCATCTATCGCGACGTGCTCCGGATCGAGCCGATTCCCTGCTTTTCTCCACCACGGGAAAAAGTGAAGCCGGAAATCCATTTGCGTGAGCGGGATCCCGGCCGCGTCGCGGGCCATCGCTTCGTCGCAGAATTCTTTATAGGTGCCCTCGCCTTCGGCCGTGCTTTCCACCATGAGCAGCTGGCCGACAGCCAAGGTCTTAAATGCTCCGGTGACAATCTCCCGGGCACGCTGGGGGAATTCCTTGCATATCTTGCCGAACTCACTGACGTGCAGGAAGTTGAGCGTATCGCCGCGCATGGACATACCCACTTTCACGCTCGAGCCATTGCCCAGCACCAGCTCGGTGGCGTTGCTGCGCACCTTGCCGACTCTCTGGCGCAGATCCTCGGGCAGCGCAAGGTAGGGCTTTTCGATCTTGTTACGGAAAAGATTGACGCAATCCGGCAGGGTTTGGGCAATGATCCCGGTGCGGAAAGTCTCGTTCCATAGCACCTGATCGAGCGCCAGGATGCCGGCAAAGGTGGAAAAGCCTTGCTGGCGTCCTTTGAGAATGAGATTCCAGTACCACAGCTGCTCGTACAGATCCTCTTGAGCGTCGTTCATCTTGAACGGCACCACTTCGCCCTGGGCGTCGATGATTTGGTATAGCCCGCTGTTTATTCTCCACTTCGGGGATTCCCAATCCTCAATAACGATGATCGAATTGTCCAGGGTGTCGATCATTACTTGGCCTCGAGCGCCTTGATGCGCTTGCCGTGCTTTTTCAGCTTGACGTCCACCTCTTCGGCCCAATCGTTCAAGCCGTCGGCCTGCTCGTCCACGGCCGCGATATAGCCACGCAGCTGGGCCAGCTTCACGTCGAAGTTGCGTTCCATCTGCTCGATGCGGCCCATGAGCAGCGCTTCCATACCGGCCGGCTTGTCGGTGGGTTCCTGTTGAGGCTCACCATTGACCGGGCCGGCGTAGTCCTGCACGGGGTTATGCGCTTGCCGGGCCTTGATGCGGTCGGGCGACTTGTCCAGCAGCGCGTTGATATCCGCCTGCTCGGCTTCCGTCCATTGGCTTCCACCGTAGAAGCGCATGGTTTGGCCGTATTCCAGCAGCTTGCGGCCTTCGGCGTTCTCTTCCCACAGGCCCAGCTGCTCGAGCACGCCCGGG